AAGATGTCGGAAAAGAAAATCGGCGCACGAATTGTGATTGACGGCGAATCTGAATTTAGGGCAAATCTGACAAGCGCAAAGGCAGCCGTAAACAAGTTTCAAAGCGAATTGAAGCTTCTCAACACAGTATATAAAGACAATGCAGATTCACTTGAGGCGCTGCGTGAAAAACAGCAGGTATACATCAACCTTCAACAAGAGCAGCGCAACAAGGTGCATCTGCTTACGGAAATGCAGGACAGGGCTGTAAAGAAATATACGGAAGAACAGAGCGTTCTTGCAGGACTTGAACATAAGAGGGAAGAGCTTAACAGCGCACTGGAAAATGCCAAAGAAACATACGGGGAAAACAGTGAAGAGGTTAAAAAGCTGACGGATGAGCTCAATGATGTCAACAAGCAGTATGAAGCGCAGGAAAGAGTCGTACAGAAGACGGGTGACAAAGTAAATTCATACCAGACAAGCCTTAACGGCGCACAGACGGAGCTTGAACAGCTTAACAGTGAAGTCGCGCGGAATGAAAAGCAACTTGAGGAAGCGGAGAAATCCGCGGACGGATGCGCTGATTCGATGGAGGAATATGGGAATGAAGTGCAGGAGGCATCGGACAGGACATCGGTATTTGCTGATGTCCTGAAGGCGGAGCTTTTAGCAAGTGCAATAAAGGAAGGCATCAAAGCGATTGCAGATGGCATCAAAACAATAGCCACGGCAGCATTGGAAACAGGCAGCAGTTTTGAAAAGTCTATGTCACAGGTTGCGGCTACAATGGGAATGACAACGGATGAGATTGCAAACGGAAGCGCGGAGTATGAGATATTGAGCAAAGCGGCACAGGACTGCGGAAAAGCAACAATGTTTTCCGCATCACAGTCCGCAGAGGCGCTGAATTATCTTGCACTGGCAGGATATGACGCAAAAAAAGCTGCTGAAACGCTTCCAAAGGTGCTGAACCTTGCGGCAGCAGGCGGGCTTGACCTTGCGTATGCAAGCGACCTTGTTACGGATTCTATGGCAGCGCTGGGAATGGAAACATCGGAGCTTGACAATTACATTGACGAGATGGCGAAAACGTCCCAAAAATCCAATACAAGCGTAGCGCAGCTGGGGGAAGCGACACTGGTTTGCGCCGGCACGGTTTCTCTCACGGGGCAGAGCCTTGAGACGATGAATACAGCGCTTGGCGTGATGGCGAACAATGGAATAAAAAGCGCCGAAGGCGGAACGCATCTGCGAAATATACTTTTGTCGCTGTCTGCGCCGACGGATAAAGCTTCGAGCGCTATAAAAAGTCTTGGTCTTAGAATAAATGACTCGGAAGGGAAAATGCGGGATCTGAATGACATAATGACCGACATGAACAGTCTTATGTCAGACATGACGCAGGAACAGAAAACCAAGCTGATAAGCACGATTTTTAATAAAACAGACATTGCAGCAGTAAATTCACTGCTGAAAAGCACCAATGGTGAATACGACGAACTCAATGCGCAAATAAAGGACTGCTCCGGGGCAGCGCAGGCGATGGCGGATACCCTGAACGATAATCTGAAAGGCAAAGTAACAATCCTGCAAAGTGCGCTTGAGGGGCTTGGGATAACGGCATATGACCTTTTCGATGACGAAATGAAAGAGGCAGTCGAATCCGCGACGGACGCAGTGGGAAGGCTGCAGGGAGAGATTGACGATGGCGCTTTGGGCGTCTCCCTGCGGGATATGTCAGAGGCGTTGGGTGAATTTGCCACAAATGCAATCGGGACGGCAGAAAAAGCCCTTCCAATGCTGATAGACGGTTTTACGTGGCTTTTGGAAAACGGTGAAATTGTAGCCGGACTAATTGGCGGCGTGACATCCGCGAAAATTGCCTACACGGTTGCGACGGAAGCGGCGACCGTGGCGCAGAAGCTTTTTAACGTGACAGCAAACGCCAATCCTTACATTTTCCTTGCAACTGCGATTGCGGGCGTGATAGGTGCGGTGACACTGTACGCAAAAACGGCTGATACTTCGGTGGCGCAGCTTTCGGAATCCACAAGGAAGCTGACTGACGCATCCAAAAAGTTGAATGAGGAAACCGCCACGTCGGCACAGAAACGCGCGGAAACAAGGGAGGGATATGAGCACGAAAAGGAAGCGTGCATCAAGCTTGCCAATGAATTAGATGAATTACAGAGCAAAACTACGCTTACAACGGATGAGCAGGCGAGACAGGCAGCGATTGTTGATGAACTAAACACGGCAATCCCCAATTTAAACCTATGCATTGATGAACAGACAGGACTGACCAATATGTCAACCGATGCATTGCTTGAAAATATTGATGCGCAGATGGCACTTATGAAAGTAGAAGCAGCACGAGAGGATTTGACAAAAATAGCGGAAGAACAGTATGAAGCTGAAAAACTTTTAGCCGAACTTATGACAGAGCAGGAGGAGGCAGCAAACAGGCTGGCAGATGCTGAAGCGAAATTAAATGAAGAAAGGGCAGCACAGGGAAACAATATCAGGTACAGTGAGGAAGCGCAGGAAGCATATGCAAGGGCAATTGAGGATACAGAAGCATTACGGGAACAGATAGAGGCTACAAACGGCACAATAAATGATTTAGGCACGGAATACGAAAAAACAATGTCCTATATTGCGGATAATGAGTCCTTGGGGAAAGCCTCAGATGATATGGGAGTGCTTGGAGATGCCGCGCTGAACGCAGGTGCGGATATCAGCACAATGTCGGACGAAACAAGGAAAGCATACAATGATATGATTGACAGCCTTTCCGATACCATAACAAATCAGATGAATTTATTCACGGAATTTACAGAGAAGACAAAGATATCTTCTGATGAGCTTCTGAAGAATATGCAATCGCAGGTTGACGGCGTATCACAATGGGCTGAAAACATGGATATGCTTGCAGATAAGGGAATTAATAAAGGTCTTTTGAAATACCTTGCCGAGATGGGACCTGAAGGAGCTGGATATGTTGCCGCATTTGTGCAAATGACGGATGACGAGTTAAAAAAAGCAAATGAGATGTTTGAAGAATCTCTAAAGCTGTCCGAATCTTCTGCAATGAACATTACAGACTCCTACTATGATGCGGGTGAGAATGCTTCGAAAGGGCTTGCGGACGGTATCTTGGATACAGCAGATGCGGTTAATGAAGCTGCTGAAATATTGACGAAAGGCGCGGTTGATACAACCATGCAGGGATTCGACGAACATTCGCCGTCAAAGATAACACATGAAATAGGTGAAAATTTTGATAAAGGATTGGAACTTGGAATCAATGACAATAAAGAAAAAATACTGTCCGTAATAAACCGGCTTACAACGGATATGCTGACCGAAACTAGAACAGGCGTCCCGACAGAAGAATACAAGAAAATTGGTGACCAGATAATAGAAGGAATGCGCAGCGGCATTGAATCCGGACGGAGCAGGGTTCTTGAGTCAATAAGAAAGCTGTGCGAAGAGACAATTCAGGAAGCAAAAGACAGGCTTGACATACATTCACCGTCGAGGGCTTTTGCATATCTTGGTGAAATGTCCGGAGAGGGATATATAACCGGATGGGAAGACACGATGAAAAACATCAACGATGTTATAGCGGGTTCTCTCCCAGATATTCCAGTAAGAAACCCACAAAACAATGTAGGCGCAGGACTGTCAAACGCAGCAGTATCTTCACAAATCTATACTATGTGCGAAAAAATGTATAACATTATGGCGCAGTACATTCCGGGTATGTCGAATATGCAGATGGTGACAGATACAGGCGCTTTGATAGGTGAGATTACTTCGAGAATGGACAGGGAATTTGGCGAAATGGAATACTATAAAAGCAGGGGTGTTTATGAATGACAGGCGTAAGATTTGGAAATATACACAGCTATGCTGATTTGAGACTCGCGCTCAGCAGTGTAAAAATAACGCCTCCTAAACCGAAAACATACAGAATAAGCGTGGCTGCTGCCGATGGTGATATTGATATTACAGAGGCCCTGACAGGCGGTGATATCAAATACGAGCGGAGAACAATAACAATTGAGTTTGAAATGCTGGGTGATAACCGTGACATACACAGCAAATACAGTGAAGTTATGAACGCGATTCACGGGAAAGAGTTCGCGGAAATAGTGTTTGATGATGACGGGAATTATTATTATACGGGAAGAGTAAGCGCGACTGCTTTAAGCAGCGAACCGCTTAAAGGGATTATAACGGTGCAATGCATTGTTGACCCGTATAAATATGATTTCGGTGATAACTGGCTGTGGGATCCGTTTAGTTTTGAAACCGGAATAATAAATGAAATGAGCGGCCTGGCAGTAAATGGGACACTGGAAGTTACATATATAGGCCAAAGGAAAAAATACATTCCTACAATTACGACAACATCAGCAATGACAGTAATTTTCGAAGACGACAGCTATAATTTGGCACCAGGGAAAAATAAAATATTTGAGATTGAATTCCATGAAGGTGTTAACCTGCTGACATTCAGCGGAAACGGGGTTGTATCAATTGAAAACAAAGGAGGCAGCTTATAATGTATCAGGTTATATCATTGGTTGACGGCACTGAACATACCCTCATGGATACCAGGGATGAAAAATATGTGCTTGGGACGCCTAAATTGACGCTGCAGATTAATAATGCCGGTCTATTTACGTTTTCAATACATCCGACACATCCGGAAATAGGCAGTATCATACCCCTTGTTTCAATTATTAAGGTTTATAAAACAGATCGCAGCAATACATACAGAAAGTGGCTATTTACCGGACGCGTGGTCAGCAGTGAAAATGACATCTATAACACCGGAAAGGTGAAATGCGAAGGCATACTGGCATACCTGCTTGACAGCATTGTATATCCATACGAATATCAGGGGACGCCTGCAGATTATGTAAGGCAGCTGATAGAATCGCATAATTCACAGATGAATGATACAAAGCGCTTTATATTAAGGACGCTTGATTTGTCAGACGTGGACAGCAACAATAATATTGTCCGTGCAAACAGGAATTATCCTGCAACATTGGATGAGATAAAAAACAAGGTAGTAAAACTGCTTAATGCATATATATCCGTAGAAGATGTAGAAGGAAAACTGTATATAGACTGCAATCAAAGCATACTGCATTACAATGAACAGGTTATCAGGATGGGAGAAAACATAATAGACCTGAAACAGACCAAAAGTGCGGGAGAAATCAGAACTGTAATGATTGGCATTGGTGCAGAAAATGATGATGGAAATAAACCAACCGTAACAGTAGAGAATAATGAGGCTGTAAAAAAATACGGGCGTATAGTGGGAACAGTTAAGTTTGAGAATGTTACGACAATAGCGCAGTTAACCAAAAAGACACAGGCATACCTTGATGAAATCGTAAACGAAACAAATGCTGTTGAAATTAAGGCGGTTGATTTGAACATGACTGATCAAGAGATTGAATCCATAGGATTAGGATACTGTTATGTTGAGTCTGATTATAATAACCTTAATCACACGAGAATGCTTGTAAGCAAGATGGAAATCTATCTGACACAGCCTGAAAAAAACACATTCAGCCTTGGGGCAGCATTAAGAAGCATGACAACAAGAATGTCTCATGCAAATGCTGATATAGAGAGCAGAATAAACCGGGTAGCCAACAGCATAAGCCCTAAGATACAAAACGCGGTAGAGAATGCCACACAGATGATTACCGGTGCAAAGGGCGGATATGTAATTTTGGATTGCGGAGAAAATGCAGACGGGCATCCTGAACGTATTTTAATTATGGATAGTCCTGACAAAACACTTGCAAATCATGTGATACAGATAAATAAAAATGGCATTGGATTTAGCACTACAGGAATAGGCGGACCATATGCCAACGCCTGGACGATTGACGGAAATCTTGTTGCAGATTTCATTACGGCGGGAACGATGTTCGCAGACCGGATACGTGGAGGCACGCTAGAAATCGGAGGGGAAAAAGACGGAGTAATAACAGTGTTGGACGGAAGCGGAAACACGGTAGCAACAATAGACCGGGAAGGCGTGAACGTGCTGAAGGGAAAAATAAGAGGTGCCACAGTGACCGTGGGAGGCACCTGCAATGCCGACGGGGTAATAACAGTGCTGGACGGAAGAGGGAACACGGTAGCGACAATAGACAAAGAAGGCGTGAACGTGCTGAAGGGAAACATAAGAGGTGCCACAGTGACCGTGGGAGGCACAGGAAATGCCGACGGGGTAATAACAGTGCTGGACGGAAGAGGGAACACGAAAATAACAATAGATGCAGACGGAATAAATGTTAACGATAAGTTTTCTGTAGATATGGAAGGAAAAATGACTGCCATAGAAATAGACGGCGCGGCAGTGGAGCAGATAAGCGACATTATCGACAACAGCGATGCAATGAAAAAAGCAAAGCAGGCAATTAAAACGGCACAAGACGCAGCGGATAAGGCGAACAGTGCGGCAGGAACCGCGCAGAGTGCAGCAGAAACGGCACAGGGCGCGGCAGAGAAAGCACAGAAGGCAGCAGATGCAGCAAATAAGGCGATTAAAGAGACAGACAGGGTCGTTGACAACTTAAATGACGTAATTATTCCCAAAATAAACGGCTGGATTAACCAAATAAGTGCGCAGTTAAAAAATTTGGGACAGGCAGGAATATCGTAAGGAGGAGAGCAATGGCAGATATAAGCAGGGAACTTGGGCAGATTATGAAAGCCAAGTACGGACGTGATGTGCGTAAGAGCATACATGACGGCATTAATGCCCTGAATGGAAGCGTGGAACAGGAAAGACAGGCAGCGCAGCTGGCACAGAAGGCGTCGGAGACAGCGCAGAGAGCGTCGGAAACGGCACGAGCAGGTTCAGAGGCAGCGCAGAGAGCGTCGGAAACAGCGCGAGCAGGTTCAGAGGCAGCGCAGAGAGCGTCGGAAACAGCGCGAGCAGGTTCAGAGGCAGCGCAGAGAGCGTCGGAAACAGCACGTGCAGGTGCAGAAACGGAACGGGGGAAAGCGGAAGCGGCGCAGAGGGCGGCAGAGACGGCACGTGCAGGTGCAGAAACGGCGCAGGCAGGGGCAGCGGAAAAAGCGGATGCATCTGCGGTAAGTGCCAGTATTGCAGCGGATGCGGAAAGAAATGCAAAACAGGTAAGCAGTGCGGCATCTGAAATACTGAAAGATGTAGAAAGTAAGCTGGAAACTGGATATTTTAACGGTGCAAAGGGTGATAAGGGGGACAAAGGTGAGCCGGGCGAGAAAGGTGATAAGGGGGACAAAGGTGAGCCGGGCGAGAAAGGTGAGAAAGGTGACAGGGGGGACAGCGGTGCCGTGGTTCCGATTAACGGCATGTTCAGCATTGTTGGGGACGAAGACGGCAACATGTGGGCGGTATATGCAGACACGACGGCAAATCCCCAGTTCGAGGCAGATGAGGACGGAAACATCTATATGATAGTTTCGGATGACGAGAAAGGAGCAAGCGCATGAAAGTACTGATAGGAAACTTTAAGGGACCTAAAGGGGATACAGGAGGAAAGGGGGACAAAGGGAACAAAGGGGACAGGGGGGAACCGGGGCAGCGCGGCAGCCGGTGGACAAGCGGCACAGGCATAACAGGGACAAGCACTGCCGGAGTAAAATTTCCCAATAGCGGAATAACGGATGCACAGCTGTCCGATTATTACATCAATACCAGTACTGGAAATTTATATGAATGCACCGTGCCAGGTGCGGCTGATACGGCTGAATGGGTATATATAGGCAGTTTTAAGGGTCCCAAAGGGGATGCCGGACCGGCCGGAAGTATATCTGATATAAACGATCAAAAGCCTACATACCTTGAAGCGTCCAAACTGGAAAACATAGAAAGCGGAGAAACGGTAAAGGTAACATTTGGGAAAATAAAGAAAGCAGTATCTGTACTGATATCGCATTATATGCAAAAAGCCACACAAAGTATTCTCGGACACGTAAAGCTGTCCAATAGCGCAGCAGTAACCATTGCCGGGGAATACGCACTTGATGCAGTGGAAAAAAACGCATCCGTGGAGGGCACGCTGGCGAATATGATTAGCCAGGCAAATAGCAATTTAATTAGCAAGGCCAAAATAGTGACTACTGAATACATAGAATATACGACAGACGAAATCGGAACGATTGACCTGCCATTTCACATGAATTATATCCTTTGCGTTTTGAGGATTGATAGTGGTTATGGATACGTTTTTATCCCTTATTACTATAACGGCTATTTCAGGGTGTATGTTTTTAATCCTGTAACTCAAAATAGGGTCGCCAATGAAAAAGTTTCATTGGCAGTAACCTACTTAGAAAATCTATAGCAAATTACCCGCATGGAATGGCTATATATTTATTGACGTTGATGTTACCAAACGCCAACCCATATCGGGCTGATTATAAGCAACCCACTGATAATATAAACTATTGTTTGACGAAATAAATATAAACGGTCTAAGGGCATATACATTGTTCGCGGATGTTGAGAGGACAACCAAAACACCATACATATTCGGAAGCATCCAGTCAGGAATATCATTACGGTCAACTGTATATAAATCGGGCGATAGTTCTAACTTTACAGATTCCGATGTAATTTCTCCGCGATATGTCATTATATACTGTAACTTATCTGATAAATTGCTATTTAGATGATAAAAATGTAACCTGTAAACCAATAAAAATAAGAAAGGAATTTAAAAAGAATGAATGAAATAATAACAGCCAACGATGTGGAATACACTGCAAAAAATGTAACTACAGAAATTGATACAATATCCTTTACATTGCTTGAACCGATGGACGATCCGGAGGCGGCATTCAGGGAAACAAAAAGTCTTACGGTGGGGGATACAGAGGGCACGGCTTACGGTCAGTATCCGGAAGTTAAGTATGAATCCCTTACAATAGCTGCAGATGGAAGCGTAACGATAACCATGCACATTTTGACTAAGACAGAAAAGGCTATAAGAGAATTACAGGTATCACAGGCAGAACAGGATGAGGTAATAGCAGAGATGCTGTACGGAGGAGGTAGGCATAATGAGTAATGCTGTTAAAAATATAATGGTGCGTGCAATTAACAAACGCCTGGCAGCAGGTGAAACGTTTGAGGATATTATAAAATCATATCCCAGACTTACAGAAACTGAGATTGAGGAAATTAAAAAGGAGCTTTAAGAGGAGGATAAAAGATGGGACTTGTAGAAAAAATCATTTTAACATTAGCAAATAACAAAATCATACAGTTGGTAGTAATGGCTGTAGTTATGGACTCAATTTTCGGAATTATCCGGGCTGTAAGAGAGCATCATTTTAACAGCTGTTTCGGCATTGACGGTGCAATCCGTAAGATCTCAATGATAACGTCAATTGCGATGCTGGGAATAGTGGATGTGCTCATACATATCAATCTGATTGGTTTCCTGCCCGGGGAGGCAAAAGCCTGGATATCTGCAAATATGGGAATCAACGCTGTGGGAATCGCTGAGTTTTTCGGAATATTGTATCTTATCTATGAAATTGTTAGCATTCTTAAAAATATGGCTTTATGCGGCCTCCCGGTTAAGAGTGTATGGCTGAAGGTAAGAGATGTCCTGCAAAAATACACGGATGAACTGCCGGATACGGATGGACTGGATGGAAACAGCACTGCAGGCAGTGTAGAGGGATATAGGCAGCAGGAAAAAAATACATAAGGAGGAACAGGTTATGGCTACAAAGAAGCAGGTGGATAACTTTATTAAAAGAGTAGCGCCAATAGCACAGGAAAAAG